GAGGTGCATTTACAAAATCAGCGATCTTATTTTTCCAAGGATTTTCCATGTGATATTGTTCATTTTTCTCGTTAATTTCAATTTCAGTATTTACATCTAAATTCCAAGGTTCTTCAGCTTTATATGCTGCATAAGCTCCAGCCCAAATATTATCTCTAGTAGCTTTAACAAGATCGGAGCGAATTGGATTTTTCATCGTACAAGTAGTAGGAATAATCCAAAATCTGCGAGAGCCAGTATCATCTAAGAGAAAATTTTCTGTTCGGTTTGTTGATCCAACAACGATGCCACGCCGAGGAAATTTTTCCGTAACTTTGCCGTAAGGAACTCTGAATATATCGGTGGATTGCGATAGGAAAGCTTTAACTTCTCCAGCTTGTCGTTTAGTTGTCATACTGTCCAGTTCTGCGAACTCAGTGATCCACGCACTATGGAGTGTCATAAGAGCATCTTTACCATTGATGTCTTTAAGAGCATCTGAAAAGAAATTATCTGCGAGTGCTGCCCAAAAACTACTCTTTCTTGCGCCTTGAACGCCCATCAGGACACAAGCGTTGTCAAACTTGCAGCCAGGATCAAAAACTCTTGCGACTGCTGCGATCAGGGTACATTTCAGCATTTGATCGTAGATCGTAGCTTCTGGTAAATTTTGGTCTTCAGGTCTTAAATAAGCAGAAGCAAGTCGATCAATATATTCTGGTTCACCTTTTTTATGGCAATTTAAAATATATTCCTTGACTGGATCGTATTCGTTTTGTCTTGCAGCTTGAACAGCGCAGTCAAATGCAAGGTCTTTAGAAATTTTCCAGCCACGCCTAGCCCAGTAGATATGGTAACGATCCAATGCAGATTCACCTTGGCAAGTCTTCCCATCACGTTCGATTTCCTGAGTAAAAATGTTATATCGAAAGGGTGAATCTATTCCATTAGGAAGAGCTTCGAGGTAATCCATCAAAGCATCAGCTTCGAGTTTTTTTAAAGGTTCTTTTTGTTCAGGTTCAGGATCAGAGGGATTATTGGGGTTAATTGAATGTTTAGGTTTGCCAGATAATTTAAAACCATTTTTAGCGGCCCAATACCAAAAGGTTCCAGCATTAATATCTTTACCTCCAGAGTTAGCAATTTGATCAAGTCCTCCCCACTCAGGAGAGTT